AGCACTTATCTACCAAGTCATTGTAGAAATACTCTCTCTGGATGGGATCGTCAGGAATTCTCATGTAGGCAACTTTAAGTTCTCATGATCACGAATGACCACTGAAGGCGTTGGTTTGCGCAATGCTATACCACTTTCTTTCACCGCAGACAAGCCCCCAACCGTTTCTCCGCGCACCGAATTCAGATTGTAGTTTCCTAATTCTTTGGGGTTACCCCACTGCACGGCAAAGGGATTCTGTGGTTGAGCGGCTTGCTTATTGCCAAGCAAAGCATGTTGTTGATGATCACCTTCGCGCGATGACTTAATGTCACTCATGCCGTAATCCTTAGCGAGTTCACGCAAGGTGGTGTCAGCATGTTTGGTGGCATCGGACTTCATGCCCACGGCTTGCAAGAAAACCATCTGGACTTCCGATGTGCATCCATGCGGACATACAGGCTCTCTACTTTCAAAAAAGCCATGCGCGGGACATTTGTAATCATGAACGACTGCCATAGTTTCTCCTTAGTTGCTGGTCAAGATTGGGACGTTGATAGTCTTGTGCTTTAGGACGAATGCCAAGGTCTAACTTAAAACCGCTGCCATCATAGCTAAGCAGTCTTCTTCTCACCATTAATGGCTTAGGTTGCTTTCTGAATTCCACATACTTCTTGCCACTTTTCACCATCACCGCTACGTCGCCATTCACCCAATGCTCATAAGCACGGTTCACACGGGTCTGTACAAGCTCTGTAAGCGGGTATTTCCCATTGAGGAAAACATCTCTTAGGTGCAAGGGATCAAGGCCGCACAGCTCGGCAAATAAAGCAATGGAGATACCGCGTTTCTTATCACGCATAAACGCAGGAATCACTTCCATCATCTGACGTTTACTGAGGCCCAACGCCAATCGCCTTCAAGTAGTTGTTGATCTGCTTATCCACCACCGGCACTTGCACGGGTGTGACGGCTTCTTCTTTGCGATCACGCGTCATACGCATTTGCAGCAACCTTGGCATGAGTTGCTCGGCAAAGGCCACGCATCCAAGGGCAGTTGCAATCACACGATCATCCTTATTGCGCCCATAGGCAGCAATGGAACCTTGATCACGCACAATGGATTTCATCTCTTCCAGTAAATCCATCGAGTAAACATTCATCATCCCGCGCTCAAAGTAATCCTTAAAGTAATTCAGCATCCGTTCTTTGGAAGAATGCGTGGTGAGATAGCCCAGCGAATTAGACACGCCACCCAAGGAATCATTACGCCGCCAAAGGTAGTGTTGCATGTGGGATAGCACATCCATCAAACCTCTGGCTTTGCGTGGCTCCATCGTCTGCGCCTGACGTTTAAGGTTGCGCATCTCATTGATGACCGCTTGACCTGGCCCATTGACTTCTAAGTTGAGGGTGGAGTTTTTGTAAGCCCCTGCCAGGTAGCACACAACCCATGCGAACTGGTAGGTGTTGAGTTCTGAGGTAGCGAATTCCGCAACCTGATCAAGTCCATCTGCATAGCAGCGGTAGATTTGGATGCAGAAACGATCAGCCCAGTCGCTGCTTCCATATGCTGGATCAGCACCGATGACGTAATAGGCGTTATCAACAGGTTCCTCCCACACTTTAAGCGTTGCCATGCGCTCTGTTGAGTTAATCAATTCAGTGTCTTCAAAGTATTGTCCCATCGAGAAGCGATAGAACCGAGGAAGTATTTGCTTGGCAACCTTGGCTTGATCAGTGCAACGGGTGTGAGAGAAGAAACTGGAACCCGTCATGATGAAGGCATAGTCTTCAGTCGGTGGAAATTCCTGATACATGAGGGCTTCATCCTTAATCCCCTCATTCATCTTCCATCGCCACCAGGCAATCTGCCTTGAATTAATCTCGAACTGGTAGAGCTTTTTAACTTCCCGTGTCCATTCCTTTTCTTCAGGACTTAGCTTGCCGTCCCAGTACACCTTGTAGACATCGGATTTGGCATCTGCCGTATAGAGTTCATTACGCCACCAGCCACAGAAGATGGCTTTCTGAGTTCTTGCACGTTTGGCAACCGCCCACATGTCATGCCACATATTGAACCCGCGGGCCGTGCTTTCAAAGAGGTAAAGCCTATTGGGGTTCTTTTCTGCCAAAGACGCGAGCAAAGAGGCAAGTCCTTCTTCATCACCCCAAGAAGAGGTCTCTGTGCCATGCAGGTAGGTAATCCCCTTGCCACGGCCTAACGACCCCTTGGCTCGCAAACCTGCTACCTGGTAAAAGAGTCTGCTACGGTTCTTTAACACCATCTGATTTCTGTTATGCGTCATCAAAGGAATCTTGTACTCCGGTGGCAAACCATCCATGTACATGGCAAGCGTCGTTCTGAACTGGTCTCGGTTCTCTTCCGTATCGGTGGTGAGCGTTCCTTGAAACCCAGGGTTCTTAAAATGCCAGTAAAGGTCTAGTGCAAGCGATATGGTTGTAATCCCAAGCTGCCTGCCTTTGAGAATCACAAAGAAGTGAATGTCATTGTTCAGACCCTTAGCGATCTCTTCCATCACATAGGTCTGGCTTCCAAGCAAACGATTACCTAAGCGTTGAATGCCTAGCTCTTTGGTTTCTACCTTCAGTTCTTTGCAGAACTTGTAGAAGTGATTAAGGTCAAAATTCATTCAATGCCTGGTTCATATTCGTAATAGGTGCAAACCTTCTCTGCCAGCAAGCCATCTCGGATGCAGATCAAGACCACTTCCTTACCGTCATGACTTTCCTTTAGTCCAATTTCTTGGCTGTAATGGCAGTTTCTGCAATCGGGCTTCAAATCGCTTCCCATAACAACTTTTGTCCTCTTAATAATTCATCCGTGTCTATGCGCGGCCTTGACTTCACATTCCAATTACCGCCACCTTTCAGCCCTATGCACTTCCAATTGCTAGCCCTTAAAGACGCGCCACCCTCTTCTGGAAGCGTATAAGTTATTAGGCGCTTGTAACCCAAAGCCTTTGCCGCTTTCCATGCAGACGAATAAAGCATTGAGCAAGCATTTTTAGTCCCGTCTGTGCAACAACGATTAACTTCGAGCGTCCAACCGTTATCAAGCAATCTTGCAACTGGCCTACCAACAATAGCCACGCCAACCACTTTATCGCCGTCACTAACCGCTAAACAAAACTTGCAGCCTTGCATAGGCTTGTGATGCCTATGAAACGCTGAAACATAAGCGTTAGCTTCTTCGAAATTTATTGGCGTTATTTCCATCTAAACCGTCTATGCCATACGTCTTTTTTAACCACAACACCGTCTTTTGCTCATCAGCACTCAAAGGACGTTTCTTTCTCTCTTCCTCATACCATTTCATCGCCAGATACGGATAGCTTGGATCACCTTCTGCATACTTCGTAATCCATATCACCGCATCATCATGCTTCACTCAATCCTCCACACTCTTACACCATTCTCCACCTTCCTTGCCGTGTACTTCTTTCCCGTTCTTCTCCATTCTCTATAGTTAGCATTACATAGCTTGGATAGATCACCTCCCTCTAGATAGAAACTATCTCCTAGTTCTAACTGTTCGTAAGGGTATTTAGGCCCAGTCTTCCTATCAGGTATATCTAAACCTCTCTCTAACTTGAACATCTCGTACATCTCCATGTTGTCGATGTACTCATCATACACACAAACATATTTAAGGTAGGCAGGAAAAGCAGTTTTTCTTTGGGGCGGGGAGGGTAAAAACTAGTTTTTTCTTGGGGCGGGAAGCGTAGTGGTGCACCCAAATCCCGACCCCCCGTCCCATTTGCTTCGCCATACAACGATCGATCTGCGTGACTGGTTGCGGCCATGTCATGACCATGTGACCTTGAGCGCGCGCCTACTCATGCACTGCGTAGGGGGAAAGGTAGACGGCCTCGACCCTTGTACCCATTGTCGATTGATGCAGGGAGCGTATAGATAACAATCTATCTATGCCCCTAGATCATCAATGAGAGATATGCCCTTATATATATCTATACAAGTAACCCTTTACACCTATATATAGTTTTTAAGATTCTATGAGTACATCTCTAGCGTATCTAACATCTCGGAGTGTATTAGCGTGTTTATATACTAAAGTCTAATACACATGCTTGTTTTATATGTCATGCTTCTCATACGTTAACTACATATGGAGTGTATGACATGACTACATTAGAAAACATCATTGCGGTAATCGTCTTAGCGATCATTGCCGGCAGTTTGGTAGTGCCTGGCATTGCAGCCTTTGTTATCCATCTAATCTAAATCAATAGGGGCTAACCACCCCTACTAACTAACCTATTGGAGCTCACATCATGCGTGGATTTATTTTCTATCGTGGCAAGTCGCCTGTTGACAAT